CATTCGCATGGCGAGGATGCTGGCTTCGCTCTGGCCGAACATCCGGTAACGCTCGTCGGCTATTGCCTCCGCTTGCTCCTGCTCCTCGAACGCCTGCTGCCGCCGCTGCTCGGCCGCTTTGCTCCTCGCCTTCTCGACGTCCGCGATCTCGCGCTGCTCGATCACGCCGAGCGCGTCGATGGCCGTCTTCTGGTCGAGCAGGATTTGGCCCCGCCGGGTGTTCTCGGCCTCCGTGAGATTGCGCCGGTTCTTGAAGGGCTTCAGCGCGGCCTCGGCCGTGTCGTTGATCTCCTTTCGCTCGGCGGCGTAGCGGGCGCGCAGCTGGTCGACCTGCCGGTCGTACTCGTCGGCGATCTGCTCGGCGGTGCGGGCGGCAGCGGCTTCGCGGAGCCGGTCGGCGGCGTCCGAGGCGCGGCGGGCCTCCGCCTCGGCAGAGCGTTGACCGCCGCGGTTGCCCGTATTGGTGTTGCCGTTCCCATTCCCATTCCCATTCCCATTCCCATTCCCGTTCCCGTTGCCATTTCCGTTGCCATTTCCGTTGCCATTTCCGTTCCCTTGCGCGGGAGTTAGCGTGGTTGTCGGAGCCATCTGCACGAGACGATCCACCAAGCGGGATGCTTCGGCCACGGTACGGCCAGATGCAACGAGAATATCAGAAAGGGATTTGCGATCAAACGTGCCATCGTCGGCAGTGAACTGCCCAATGAGGGAGCGTGCCGTCATATCGCGACGGGTGGTCATCGTGGCTAAGTCTGCCCCCCAGCTTCTCGCGCGATTCTGCGCTTGCCACGTACCGATGCGGTCTATAAGCTCACCCAGTATCCCCTCGTCGTTGTGCAGCCATGGGCCAGGAAGTCTGGCGGCGCGGTTGGTGGCCCGCGTAACGCTTTGGCCCAAGTAGGGTGCTCTTAGGTCGTCCTCCTCAAACTGCTCTACGCCCTTGATGATGGCGTCGCGCTTCTCCCACAACAACGCTTGACGCTGGGCGTTGGCCATTGCGATGAGGGCGCCGGTATATTCGAGAACCTTATCGCGGCTCTGCTCAAGCTGTGAACGCAGGCCCGGGAATTGCCCCGCTAACCGCTCGGTGAGGCCGCGAAATTCTTCCGTTTCGGTTTGTCCTCCGCGCAGAAGTTCCTGAAAACGCCCCAGCGCCTGAAGCGTCGCATCGTTGGCATCAAGGGCCGTGCCCACCTCTTCCAGCGCAGCAGCGGTGTCGTAGCCGCTTTGCATAGCCTCGCCCAATCCGTCGAGCAGCCCTGTCATTGTCTGGACCACGCCGCGCTGGAAGTCCGATGTGCTGTCGTTCATCCGCAGCATGATCGTCTCCCACGCACCGCCGAGTTGTTCGAGATCGCCCTTGATGTTGTCGTTCTGCACCCGTGCCATCTCCGCCGCCGCGCCGGTCGAGTGCTCCAACTGGGTCTGGTAATCCAGCAGCACCTTGCTGCCCCCGCGAAGGAGCGCGAGGAAGCCGCTCGACGCCTCGGTCCCCACGATCTGGGCGATGGTTTGCGCCCGCTGCGCGTCGGTCATCTTGGCGGTGCGCTCGGCCATCTCGCCGATGATCTGCGCGAAGGGCTTGAACTTGCCCTCGTTGTCGGTCACGCGCAGTCCGATGCGCTCCATCGCGTCGGCCGCTTCCCTGCCCGGATTCACGAGCGCGAGCAGCCCGCCACGCATCGTCGTACCTGCCTGTTCGCCCCGGATGCCTGCTTGGGCAAGCCCCATAATGGCCGCGCTCGTCTCCTCGACGCTCATGCCGAGCGCCGCCGCCGCCGGCGCCGCGTACTTGAGCGAGTTGCCCATCTGGGCTACGCCCGCCGACGAGCCAGACGCAGCCGCAGCGAGCACGTCGGAAACGCGCCCGGCTTGGTCGGCAGCGAGGCCGAACTGCGTCAGTGTGTCGGAGGCAATGAGCGTCGCGTCGGCGAGGTCCATGCCCTCGCTGGCCGCGAGTGCGAGCGTGCCCGGCACCGCCGCCATGATTTGGTCGGTGGACATGCCCGCCGCCGCGAGGTTGGTCATCGCCTCGGCCACTTCGGTGGCCGAGAATTGGGTGGATGCGCCGAGGCTCATCGCCTGCTCGCGGAGCTTACCGAGGTCGGCCTCGCTGGCTCCGCTCTTGGCGGCCACCTGCGACATCGTGGCGTCGAACTCCGCGCCGGTCTTGGCCGCCGCCACAAACGCCGCCGAGAGCGCCCCCACGGCCACCGTGGCCCCGCCGACGGCCATCGCCGCCGTGCCGCTCAGCCCCATTGCCGCGCCGCGCGCCTCCAGTCCGCCAAGGCCCAGTGCCTCCATCAACCGCCCCTTGTTGCCCATCACGGCTTGCCCGGGGACTTCGGCGAGCTTGTTGGCCCGTACGGTGGCGAGTTGGCGATCAAACCCTGCGAACTGATCTTTGAACTGCTGCTGGGTGATCTGCCCGGCCTTGAGGCGTTCTCGCAGAAGCCCTTGGATCATCTTCCGCTCCATCTGGAACTGCGCCTCCACCATCGCCGCCCGCTGCTTCGTCTCGTCCTTGATGCCTTGGATGGCGAGGCGTTTCTGCATCTCCATCAGCCTCACCTGCGCGTCGCGGCCGCGCTCGCGCTGCCGGGTCTCGGCCGCCTCGATGTCGGCCAGTCGGCGCTGGGCGCTCCGAACCGCGTCGGCATCGCCTGCGGCCTGCGCCTTCTTGAGTTCGGCGCGGAGTTGCCGTCCGGCAGCGTCGAGGCCGCCGAAGAGCACCTTGAGTTCGAGCAGATCCACTTGGGCCATCAGTCCAAGGTTTTTTCGAGCGCTTGGCGCTCTTGTTCGTAGCGGTAGGCGAGGCGGACGTTCATCAGCAGGGCTTCGTCGTAAAGCATCTTCATCGCCTCTACTGCGCTGCACACGCCGCCGGCGGCAAGGGCGGTGGCGAGCAGCCCTACATCGCTGGGGCCTGCGTCGCCAGGGGCGTCGTCCATCACGCCCAGCTGCTCCCGTAGCGCTTGAGCGCGGAGATGGGCGCGGTGGACGCCGTCAAAAAAGGGGGCACGGCAAGGGCCACCTCGAGCGGGTCGAGGGCCGCCGCCTCCTCGGCGCTGACGTCGAAGAGGATCACGCCCATCTCCACGAACGCCCCCACTTCGGCGGCGCGCTCCAACTCGGCGTGCGTGGCCTCGGCGCTCTCTTCATGCGTGTCCACGGTGGGCACGGAGGAAGCAACCTGGTCGTTCACCGAGACGCGGCCGAAGGGCACGGGCGTATCGTGGGCGGGATCGGACGGGACGTTGCCGAAAATCGTGCGGCGCAGCCGGAGCAGGCGCTCGACGCGGCCGAGGGTGATGGGGGCGGGCGTGGGCATGCAGGTGTGGTGGGTGCGCCAACTTCCCCCAAAGATCCCCTCGCGTTCACCCGCACCCATCCCCAAAAAAACCGGGCCGCGCGGTCAAAACAACCCGCACGGCCCGGCCCCTCGTCCCGGCAGCCCCGGCCCCTTTTCGAGGCTGCCCGGAAACCCTTACGGCACGTCCTTGAACGGCACGAGGTCGCCGTCCCACGCGTCCTGGTCATTATCCACGGTGCGGCGGACGTAGGCGGGCACGTCGTCCTTACGGGTCGCGGTGATCTTGATCGGGCGGGTGCGCTTGCCCTTGCCGACGGCCACCTCCCAGCCCGGCTCGACGATGGCGTTCTGGAAGCCGTACACGCGCACCTGGCCTACCGTCTTGACAGGAAGGAGGTAGCGGTACTTGTAGAAGCCCTTCGAGAGGTACTTGTCGATCAAGTCTTCGGCTTCGTCGCTCGTCTCCTTGATGACGTTCTCGAGCATCGCCTTCTCGGAGGAGACGATCACCGCGCCGGTGAGCTCCCCGGCCTCGTCTTCGTCGAGCTCGGACTCGACGACATGGCTGATCTTGCCGCCCTCGAGCGTCCACGGGACGTACCACCCGGCGGCGGAGCCCGCGCCGTAGATGTCGAGGGCGACGGGAGCGGGAAGGTAGACGGCGAGGCCGATGCGCGAGCCTCCGGTGTTGAGGTGCTCGACGGTGTTGCGCTTGTCGATTTGAGCCATGGTGGGCGTTTCGTTTACAGGGTGTTGAACAGCGCCTTACGGGGTGTCGTGAGGCACAATCTCTTGGCGCGTGAAGAGATTGCGGTCGGCCTCGGAGAGCGAGGCCGGATCGGCGTACGGGTTGATCGCCTCGCCGCGCTGGAGCGTGACGCGGTCGCGGTGCGGGGCCCCGCGCGTGAGGGTGTAGCTCGCCGCGCCGGTGAGCACATGGACGTAGCGCTTGGGCGCCGGCTTCGGCGCGGCCTCCTCTGCCGGGGCGGCGGGTTTGGGCTGGTCTTTGGCCATGACACGGGGGTAGGGTTAGACGAGGTGGGGATCAGACGAGGTCGGCGCGGAGGCGGACGAGGTGGAACGTGACGCGGTTTTCTTCTTCGTCGAACAGGTCGGCCTCGACGTACAGGTCGAAGGCGTGGCCGTCGCTGAGCACCACCCGCTCGTCGTCGAGCTGCTCCTCGATGGCCTCGACCGCTTCGAAGGGCGCGGCCCCCTCGCTGCCCGACCGGGCCAGCACGACAACCTGGAGGCGGGCGCTGCGGGGCGTCTGGACTTCTTCCTCGCCGGTGCGCCGCGTGCCCTCGTAGGCCACGAGCACGGCGCCGTTCTTGTGCTTGAGGTACTTCGCTTCGTAGACCTTCGGGTCGTCGGGGAACGCGCCCACGGCCATCTTCGCGAAGGCCATGTGCTCGGCGAGCCGCGCCACGAGCGCATCCACGAGAGCCTGGCGGGAGTAGCTGCCCATCAGAAGCCCGACGCGTCAAAGAACGACTCCCCGGTGTCCGAGAAGACCGAGGCTTCGACCGGCGCGGCGTCGCCCGCCTCGGTGAGGCCAAGCGATGCCTTGCCGTCCTGCACCCGTTCGAGGAAGCGGATCGCCGCCTTGTAGCGGTCTTTCGCGCCGTCGGTCGGGTTGTCGAGGTCGAGGTAGTAGTGCGCGAGGTGGCACACCTTGATCGCCAGCGCCTCGGGCACGCTCGCGAGCGGGAGCGCCGCCACGCCCTGCAGGTAGCCTTCGGCCTCGCCGCTGGCCGTCCGAAGCGCCGACGCCACACGGGCGTCGTACTCGGGCGTGTCGTGCGTCTCGCCGGTGAGGTGCTCGATCTCGGACACCTCAAACAGGCTTTCCAGCAGGGCGGCGGTAGCGAGCATCTTACTTCGCCTCCTCGATAGCGGCCACGGCGATGAGCGGCGCGGCCTCCTCGTCGGTGAGGGTCAGCGTGTCGCCCAGCTCGTAGGGCTTCTTGTTGAAGTTGATGGGCGAGAGCGCCGTGTAGCGCGTCTTCTTGGGCGTGGTGGACGGTTTGTCCTTGTTCTGGTCGTCGGCCATGGGTCGAGGTTGGATGGAAAGGTGGGAGCGGGGAGAGGGGCTCGGACCCTCGGCTTCCGCGTCGGAGGCGCGGCGTTCTGCCAGCTGAACTATCCCCGCAGGGGTGGCCGTCTCTCCGGCCTGTCACGCGCTGTCGCTCCCTTGCCCCTGGTTACCCGGCGTTCGGTATCCCGAGGCGGAGTTTCAGCCGTCGAGGCGGCGGGCGTTCTGCTCCTTCAACCGCTCGTTGGGGCGGTGCGAGAGCGTTTGGGTGACGACCCCGTCGCTGGTCGGCTGGTCGAGGCGGACGACGTAGACCTCCTCGACGGTGAGCGTCCCGGTACAGGTTTCGTCTCCGACGCGGAGTTCGAGCTTGTCGCCGGGGGTAAGGTGCGTGCCGTGTGCGTCCTCGAGGCGAGGCGCGTAGCGGAAGAAGCGCTCGTTGCGAGCCATGGTGGTGCGAAGCGGGATGAGAGGGGTAGAAAGGTGCTCGTCTCTCCGAGCTGTCACGTCTGGTGCTAATGGGCTAAGCCCTACCGCTGACGTTGAGCGGATGCGGACACGCCTACGCGACGGCGTTCTGGATGAAGTAGCCGAGGGCTGCGGCGCAGATCTCTTCCTTCACCGACTCGCCCACGCGCACGCGCTCGCCGCCGCGCATGCCGATGTTCGGGTCGGGGTTGGAGCCAGCCACACGGTCGCCCCACTGGGCCGTAAACCCGAAGGTCATCCGGCTCTGGCTGGCGTTGGGCGCAGCGAGCGTGTCGCGGTAGATGAGCGCGATGTGCTTGCCCCACACGCGCGAGAGGTTCGCGGCCTGCCCACGCTTGGCGGTGTTGAGGAACGCCTCGCCGACGAGGATCTCCTCCAACTCGAACAGATCGGCCACGGCCTGCGCAGCGGCAATGCCGCTCTGCCCGGCGTTGCGGTTGACGGCGGCCACGATCTTCGGATGGCGCGCGAGCACGCTCCACGCCGGGCGTCCGATCACCATCACGTTGGGCCGAACCAAGAGGGCGTCGAGGCCCGCCTGGATGGTGGCGATGGGGTCGGACGTGGTGTCGGAGAACTGGCTCGTCCCTGCGAGCGTGACCTTGTTGGCCGCGCCGTACGTGTTCGCGTTGAACACCACGCCCGCGGTGCGCACCTCGCGATCGAGCAGGATGAGGTCGGTGAGGCCCTCGGTGGCGCGGCTGCGCGGGTTGATGCCGGTGGGCGCGTTGTCGAGGTCGGCCTGCGGAATCGGGTCGTCGAGGGCGTAGTCGAGCGTCGCGCTCGGCGTCTCGGTGGCCGAAAATTCGACCTCGTTGGGCTTGCTCGTGCGCCCCACCGCCGTGTTCGGGATGGTAAAGCCCTCGCCGAGGTTCCACGTGTAGTACTTGAACTCCTGCTTGCCCACCGGCAGGCGCGGCAGCACGCTGTCGGCGATCAGCCGTTTGTTGCGGTACGCCATCGCGGTGGCGATGAGCTCAGGGGACGTCGGGAAAGCCGCGACGACGGCGAGCGACAGGCCCCCTTGGGACATGAGCCCGAGGTCTGCCGCCCACGGCACGTGGGCCGCGAGAGAGGGCACCGCCGCGAGGGCGAACGCCAAGAGGACGATGCAGGCCAGCGCGGCCCGCACGATGGGAAGGATCAGACGCATGGGTCGGAAAGAAAAAAGGGTCGGAGGTAGATCAGGGCTGGATCAGCCCTGCATGGAGCCGGGGCTGAGGAGCGCGGTGCCGATGTCGCCCGCGACGCCGGAGACGAGCGCCACGCCGATCGTGCGGACGTTCGCGCCCGCCGCCGGCGCCGCCGGGATGGCCTTGCCGCTGGCGTCGGCGGTGAGCAGCTGGCCGCGCGTGACGACCGCGCCGTACTCGACGTCTGCGGTGCCTGTGAGCACGACGTCGACGCGCTCGCCGATGGCGCTCGCGCCGATGGCCGTGGTGACGCCGAGCAGCAGGTCGGTGCTGGCCCCCGCTTGGGTGGCCGTGCCGTCGGTCGCGCCGTGCTTGACGATGCGGCGGGCAGCAATCGCGCCGCCTGCCGAATGGGACTTAATGAGGCCGGGAGTGTGCATCTCAGGTCGAAAAGAGGAAGGGTGGACAGAAGTGGCTCAGCCTGCGGCGCTGGCCATGACGTGGGCGACGGCGACGGACGTCGAGACGACGCGCCCGGCGGCGGCGGCGGATTCTTGGAAGGCGACGGCGGCGTCGGCAATGGCGCGCGGATCGGCCAAGTCAAGCGCCGGGGGCTGGGTCGCCGAGCGGTCGGCGCTGAGCTCACCGTATTCAACGACGCGCGGCAGCCCTTCAAGGAAGCGCCGGACGGCGTCGCCCGTGGCGACCTCCTCGCCCTCGCCGAAGGACACCGTGGCCGGAGCGCCACCCTCAACTGCGCCAAGAATGGCCGCCACTACCGGCACGTCGCGCGGCAAGATGGCGGCTACGGCAGTCGAAGCCAAGCGCTCGGCAAAGGCCGCGTGCTCGGCGACGCGCTGCGCGGCGACGGCCTCGGCAGCCGCCAGTTCCTGCTGGGCGGCTTGGGACGCGATCGCGGCCTCGCGCTCGGCGAGCTCGGCCTCGCGCCTGGCAAGGGCGGCGGCGGCCTCGGCAAACGCGGCGCTGCCTACGAGGTCGGCCACGGCATCGGTGGCTTTTCCTGCCGCTTGGGCCGCGCCATCCATAGCCTTGGCCACTTCGGCGAAGGCAGGCGTCAGGCCACGTTCCTTCTCCCACGCGAGCTGCTGGCGGACGTCGGACTCGGCAGCCGCCCGTTCGAGCGACTCGATCTCGTAGGGCGGGAGCAGCTTGTCGGCGGCCTCGACGCCCTTCTCGTCCACCCACGTTTCGCGGAGGCGGCGGAGGAAGCGGGCGAGCACGCCCGGCGCAGGGTTCCACGCCTCGGAGAACTCGACCACGCCCTCCTCGCCGTCGGCGAACTCCACCGGCTGCAGGCCCTTGATGGCGGGCGGCTGTGCGCCGAGGAAGCCGACGTGGCGCAGGTAGTAGGCGTCTTCGCCCGCTTGCCCCTTGAGCGGGTGCCCCGGCGAGCCCGGCGTGTAGAACGACGCCGACACGTGCTTGTAGGTGCCGCTGGCCACAAGCTCGGCGAAGTCAGCGTTGACCTGGTGCGGCGTGGCGTGCAGCTGCCCGTCGCCTGCAGCGCTCAGCGACGCCACGAACCCATACGCGGGCGCGTCGGCGGAAGGGTGCCCCACCACGAGCGGCGCTTCGTGAACGGCCGGGTCGTAGACCTGGGCCATGCGCGAGACGTCGGCTTCGGAGAACTGGAGGCTCTGCCCCTTCATCGTCATGTGACGACCGGGGCGGAAGACGTGGATGCGGGTGATCGTGCGGGACATCGGGCGGCAGTCGGAACGTGCTGCCAACTTCCCCCGCCGTATAGACCCCGTTCACCCGCACCGATGCGAAAACCACAAGCCCCGTAGAAGGCGATTTGCGGGCCTCTGCGCTTCACCCGGCCCTACCCCCGGAATTTTTACGGGAGGCGTCTGAGGCTTTTAAATCGGGTCGTAAAAACGCTCCTCAGCCCTGCGTCCCAAGCGCCTCGGCAGTGTAGCGGCGCACGAGGTCGCGAATGCCGCCCCAGTCGCTGTCCGAGACGCCGACGAACGGACGTGCAGGAACGGCAGGCATGCGCCGCCGCGAGCGCAGCGACGAGCGCTCGCCGATGCCGAACTGGTGCACGCGGGCGTACACCCGGTTCGAGGCCACCACGACGCCGTCGGCGTCGGCCACGGGGAAGATCTGCTGGCGCAGCAGCCCCGACTCCACGAGCGTCCGCTTGCTGGCCTTGTACTTGGCGTAGCCCTTCGTCTCGGTCTGCCCTCCGCCCTTGACGCGCTTCGTCTTGGCCTTCTTGAAGCGGCGGTTGCGCGTCTCGATCGTCGCGTCCGCCAGTGGCTCCCACGGCGTACCGTCGGGCGCGGCCTGCCGGTCGAAACTGTCGCGGGCGGTGGCGACCAGCATCTCGCCGATCTCCTTGTGCATCGTGCGGGCGAGGCGGCGCAGGCGCGAGAGGCGCTGATCCAGCAGCCGGGCGGCCTCGTCGCCGTCAACGTCGATGCGAACGGCGAGCGCCATCAGCGGGCGTCGCTCTGGCCCAGCCCGAACTCGGCGTCGATCTCCATCTGACGCTCATTCGCGGCGGCAGCCGACGCGAACGGGATGTCGCCGGCGCGGATGGGGTCGGTGATTTTTCCCCACGGACGCCCCTCGGCGTCGGCGGCGCGCTTCTCGGCTTGGATCGCCTCCTGTTGGGCACGGACAGCAGCCCGTTGAGCGTCGGTAAGCGTAGGATTCATAGCTCGATCAGGGTCACGTAGACCACGCCGTTCTCCTCGTACATATCCTGCACGTAGAACTCGGTTCCGGGAAAGTGGAGCACTTCGTTCTCTGAATCGGCAAAGTGCGAATACGGTTGAAGATGTCTGCCCGTACGGCTAAGTACAGTGAACTGCCAATCTCCCTCGTACCCTTTCCCAATGCCCGTGCTGAAGAAGGCGGCGTCGGTCACGCGCTTGCCCTTCTGGTAGCGGGCGCGGAAGTCAAGGTCGAGTGCGCTGCCTCGAGGAACCACCACTCCTCGAGGCAGCGGCTCGGTCATCGCGTCGTAGGCGGGCAGTTTGCGCATCGCGCTGGCGAGGATACGCGACTCCTGCAGATATGCTTGGCCGACAGCAGCATCCACGCGCTCGTCTGTCACGAGGCCCAGCTGGCGGCGCACGTCGGGCAGGTTGCCACGCAGCAGGTTATTCTTGATCCGCGCCTCGAACGGGAGGGTGTAGAAGCGAAGCGCCACGTACTCGTCTTCGTCGACCGGAAGGCCCTTGAGACGGCGGTACTCCTGCACAAACTGCGCGTACAACGACGCTCGGCTGCCGAGGTCTACCACCTCCTTCTGCTCGTCGTCCCAGTGCTTCACGTGCCGCTCGTCGGCAGACACCCGGGCGACGTACGCGGCGCGCTCCTCGCGTGTGGCCACCACGTCCAGCCATGTTCTCCCCGGACGGACTGGCGTCACGTCCAGCCCTTCTTCCGCGAAGCGCTCCACCGCCTGGCTGCGCCACGGCTCGCCCACTCGGCCCAGCCCCCGTGCCAGCACGTCGAGGCGGGCGCTCTTGCCTTTCGTCGCCCCCGGCGCGTAGTCCCAGATCGGGTCGAGGCCGGGCGGCACCTCCTCCCGCTGCCCCGTCACTGGGTCTACCCAGGGCGTCGGCTCGCCGTCGTCTGGCGGCGCAGGCTCGACCTTCAGCCCCTTGCGCTCGACGTCGGCCTGGCTGAGCGACTCGACCGTACAGCCGCAGCCCCAGCCGTTGGGCGGGTAGTGCACGGCCCACCACGGATCGTCGGCGCGGATCACCTTGCCGTTCCATGCCTGATGGTCGAGGCGCGGGTGCGCCGCGCCGGAGTGCCGGTAGCGCCAGAACGGACGGCGCCTCAGCATCTCCGGGTCCGTCATCTGCCGGTAGCGCCCGGCTTGGTACGATGTGCGCAGGTTCGTCTCGTAGATCACCTGGGTGCGCCACGCCCGGTAGTCCGCGTCTTCCTCGCCCGCCCGCATCCCGAACGGCCACCCGTGCTTCTGCACCGCCGCGTCGAAGTCCTTGCGGAACTGCTCGATCGTCGTGCCGCCCACCATCGCCCGGTAGAGCGCCCCATGCAGGTCTTCCAGCAGCGCGGCCTGCGTGACGCCGGCGACCACGAACGCCGCGTCGTGGTGCTCGCGCACGAGGTCGGTCCACCGTTCGGTGGGCACGAGCTTCTTGCGCCGGTGGAACTCCACCTGCTCGGGGAAGGGAAGACGGCCGGGCTGCACCGGCTTGGCGGGATCGGGCATCGCTCAGCCCTCCGCTTCACGGAGCACATCCGCGCGGCCTGCGAGCTCACGGGCGAGCGTGGCCTCCTCGATGGCCGCCACGAACGCCGAGGCGTCGAGCTGCGGGAAGAGCGTCTCCAGCCGGGCGATGGCCTCGGCGTAGTCGGCGCTCGTCTCCACCACGTCGCGGATCTGCCGGGCCCAGCCGCTCACTTCGGCGTCGAGCGTGCGGCGCAGCGCCTGCTCCGGCGTCTCGCCGACGCCGCCCTCGGCAAAGCTCGCCGCCGCGCCGCGCCCCATCGTCTTGGTCGCTTCGGCCACGGGCGCATCGGGCTCTGCTTCGGGCGAGCCTGCCCGGACGTAGCCGGGGCCGTAGGCCGCGTCTTGGCTCTCCTGGGTGCGCACCCAGCCGCCACTGGTGAAGAGCTTGGCGTCGCGCTCGGCGATGCGCGTGGTGTCCTCCGGCTCCTCGAAGAGGTACCAGAAACGCGGCGGCTTCGCCTCGGGGAAGTTCCACGCGGTGAGCCATTCGACCGGCCCCTCTCGCAGGCCCTGGCCAGCGTTGAAGCTCTGCGCGATCAGGTCGGCGTCGCGCTTCACCACCCACTCGGCCACGTCCTTGTGGACGTCCGCTTGGTTCGAGCCAAGGCCGCTGGCCGTCGCGTCGCTCGTCATCGTCTGGCTGAGCACCACCTTGGAGATGGCTGCGTCCATCGCGTTCTGGAACGCCGTGTAGGGATCGCTTCCGGATCGGCTCGCCTCGAACTTCTCCACCGTCATTCCGTCGGGCACCACGATCGCGCCGGAGGTGGTGAGCGCCATGAGCGCCTGGAGGAGTTTGCGTACTTCTGGCTTGTCTGTACCTGGCGCGTACTTGCCGATCGGCGTGGGGTGGGCGAAGCGCTCAAGATAGACGAGCGCCGCCCGCAGGCCCTGCCGCTTGAACGTGACGGGCCAGTACAGGTAGTGTGCGAGACCCGTGCCGTAGGGGTCGTCGTCGGTCTCGGCCCCGCGCGTGAACGTCCAGAACTTCCGGTCGGGCATTCGCTCGCCCTTGGGCTTCTGGGGGGTGACGAGCCGAAGCGCCAAGTCGCCCCCAAAGCGGAAGCGCGACGAGGCCCGCACGCGGATGGCGTCGAGGCTCACGTAGCGTCCGTCGCGGCCGTAGAGCAGCTCGCCGACGGCGTAGCCGTAGAAGTTGCCCCAGAGCATCTTCTCGACCACCGAGTCCCACGCCATCCCGACGATCTGCTCGCGTAGCCAGTCGGCGGCCATCTGGTCGGCCTTGCGTTTGCCGCCTGCCTCGACGCGCCACTCCCGCGAGAGTAGGGCGCTGGAGCGCTGCTGGAGCGTGGCCTGCACCTGCCAGTCCTGGCTGAGCTTCGCCAGCTTGGCGCGCTCGCTCGGCAGCCCCTCGAGGGCGGCGTTCTTGACGCTCAGCAGGTCATCGACGAAGCCCGCGTTCGGGTCGTCCTTGGCGGCGTCGGCCACCTCGGCGAAGAGCGGCGGGGCAGTAGTGCCCTCCGCGAAGTCGGCGCTGCGCACCGGGCGCTGGTTGTAGGGATCGACAAGCATCAGAAGCCGGAGAGGTAGGTGGTGCCGCTCACGATGCCGAAGCCGACGCCCTCGCGGATCTCGGCGGCGGCATCGGCGAACCGTTCGGCCATCGCTTGCGCCTCACGGGGCGGCGCGGCCTCGAACTCGATGGGCGCGCCCTCGTGCAGCGAGGCGTGCCAGAGGAGCAGCCCCGCCACCGCGCCGTCGGCGTGGCGGGGCTTGTGGTCGTGGCCCATGCGGCGGCGGCCCTTGGGCACCTTCGGCACGCCGCTCACCAGCTCGACGTCGAGGTGATCGTCCACGAGGTCGCCGTCGCGGGGAAGTTCGATCAGGCTGTCTTGGTAGGCGGCCTTGTAGCGCGGGAAGGCGTCGAGGTAGAAGGCGTCGGAGAGCTTGATCTGGTGGATCCGGCCCAGTCCAAACGTGGTGGCCGCCTTCTCCGCCAGCGACGCGCCGTTGCCGGTGGCGTCGTGGCTCCCAGCAACGAACCGAGGGAGGCGGCGGACGGCATAGAGCAGGATGTCCTCCTGCGTGGCGAACGGCACGTCGCGAAGCTCCAGCGCCAGCCGGACGCGCCGCACCAGGTCCGTTCCGATCTGGCCGAAAAGCACGTACGTGAGGTCGCCCTCGCGGGCGAAGTCGAGGCCGTACACGCTCTTCTCGCCCTCGGCGAACTGGCGCAGCAGCGGGCGGAGCGTGTCGTGGCACCAGTCGTCCGTCTGGCGCCGACGTACGGCCTCGGGCGTCTCCAGCCAGTTCTTCGGAAGGTGCAGCCGCACCACCGGCGGCAGCGCCTCGCGGGTGGCCCGCTCAACGAGTGTGCGGGAGAAGTACTTGCCCCCGCCTTGGCTTGGGACGCAGTCGAGTTCCTCCGCCGCACCCTCGGCGTAGAACCTGCGAATCTCCTCCTCCCACGCCGCCGCCTTTTCCGGGGTGGCCTCCTCGCCACGCATGAGCATGATCCGCTCGTACAGGCCGTCCACGATGGCGTCCTCGAACGTGACACGGTGGAGGGCGTAGGGCTTCTTGCCCGCGCGGATCTCCTCGATGAGCCGGTTGAACGGGTTGTCGACGCCGTTGTGGGTGGAGATGATGCGCAGGTCGCCGCCCCAGATCAGGAAGGCGAGGCCCGCCTTCAACAGCTCCGCCGGGTCGTCTACGAAGGCGAACTCGTCGAAGATCGCGCGGCCCTTCTTGGAGCGGAGGTTGCGCGGCGTCGACGGCAGCGCCTGCACGACGTGGCCGCTGGCGAACTTGACCTGGTAGACGAGCACGCTCTTGCGCTCGTCGCCCTCGTAGTACACCTCCTCCACCGTCTCCATCTCGCCCGCTGCCAGCCGGTACCACTTGGCCCAGAACGCCACGTCCTTGATGAACTGGCTGGTCATGTCCTGGTTGTAGGCCATGTAGTACACGTCCATCCCGCTCTGGCTCGCGGCGGTGAGCGCGGCGTCGGCGGCTTCGGCCCACGACAGACCGATGCGGCGCGACTTCTCGCAGACCTTGACCTTTGCGCCGTCGGCCACCCACCGCTGTTGATACTTCAACAGCACGCTCTCCGGCACGGCGGCGAGCCGGTCGGAAAGGTGGGCGTCTTGGTGGGGGGAAACGGGCATGGTCTACTTGTCCTCCCGCGCAACGGCGGCGTTGGCCCACATCACAACCTCTTCCAGCTTCGTGAGCGCGAGCGCTTTTTCCCTCCCCTCGGGGCAGACGATATCGAGCACGCGCGCAAAGTCGGCGGCGTCTTCGCGCAGCGTCTGGAAGCGCAACACCTGATTCTCAGTGGGCGGGTGATAGGTGAATGCGCGGCGGATGCGTTTTTCGTTAGCGCTCATAGCAGTCAGCGGTTTGATGTGGAGCTGCCCTTTTGAGGGAGGAGTGTTCGGCCGCCCATAAACTTGACGAACTCCTGCGAGGTGTAACACAGCAGCCAAATCCCGTTTCGGCACCAACGTCCAGAGGGCGTGCGCCACCTCAGCCCCACGCCTGCCAGTCCCGGCTCGGCTCCTTCGACGTCGGACAAATTGACGTCGGTGACAACGTACTGCTTGGCACGTGGATGATCTGGATACCCCCAGACCTGTCCTTTCTCGATATGGGTCGCTTCCATAGGGGCTTACTTGGCGATGCCGAGGATTTGGGCGCGGATTTGGGCGGCGGCTTCGTCGCTGAGGCCGCCCTTCTTGGCGATGGCCTCGGCAGCGTCGGCGGCGCTGGCGGCGCGGGCGCGCACGTCCTGCGCCCACTTCTTCTGCAGCACGCCGGTCTTGTTGAGGTCGGCGATGGACTTGGTGAGCTTGGGCAGGTCCACCTCCGCCTCCGCCGGGTCGAAGTTCATCAGCACCTGGAACGCCTTCTCCTGCGCCACGGCGGTGAGGGCCTCGCCAAGCGCCCCGGCGTCGTCGCCCATCGCTTCGGTGATGGCCTTGGCCTGTTCGGTGGCCACGCGCAGCGCGGCGAGGCGCAGCTCGAACCCTTGGCCGTAGCGGTGCAGCGACGAGCGGCTGATCTCGAACCCTTGCGCCTCCAGCCACAGGCTCAGGCCCGAGTAGTCGGCGAACGCCGACGCCACGAGCCGGCGGTCGAGTTCGGCGCGGACGTCGTCGGGAAGGGTGGTCTCGATCTTGGAGCGGGCAGGCATCGGGAGCGGGCGTTTACCAAGCGGGACGGGCCATGCCGGGCGGAGCGTCCCGGCGGTATTCGACCACCTCTTCGCCCGCCGCCGTGAGTTCCGCCTTCCACGAGCCGCGCTCCTTGCCCGTGATCACGATCAGATCCGGGTCGCACTTCTCCAAGTACGCAAGCATCTGGCGCAGTTCGGCCAGCCCCACCTGTTCGTCGGCGTCGCCGAGGGTGCGGAGGATGAGGTCTTCGCCGAGCGGGTAAGGCCGCCCGGTGTAGAGCACCAGCAGGATGTTCCACCGGATCTGCTCGCGGCGGTGCTGCTCAAGCGCGTGGGCTCGCTGGGAGGCGTTCATCGATCAGGGTGGCAAGACGGGTGAGGTTGGACTGCATCGAGCCCACCTCTTCTTTGAGGTTGCTCAGCAGCACGGCCTTCGCGCCCTCGACGCGCACGAAGTCCTCGCGGTGGACGTAATTCTCGGAGACGTAGAGCTTGTGCTCGGCGATCTCGGCGCGTAGCGAGGCCACGGCGGACGCCTTCGATTCCAGCGTCTTCTCGATCGACTCGAAGCGGCGATCCGAATGCTTCTGGTTGCTCTGGAGCAGCGAGCGGATGACGGTGACGAGCACGCCGCCGAAGAAGACGAACAGGGTGGTCATCGCCGCCACGAGCGGCCAAGGGAAGGGGTTCATGCCACGCCTCCCGCCGGAGCGATGTCGGCGTCCTTTCCTTCCGGCTGCATCCACGCGGCCAACTCCTCCGTGGCTTTGTCGACGATAGGACGAACGTTCACGAACGCACGAAGCAGCCTCGGCACGAGCGCCAGCACCGTCCGTGTGAGCCACGCTCGAACCGGCTCGCTGCGGAGCGCAGCGGCGATTTGGATGCGGAGGTGCCGCTCAGTCCTGTGCGGCCCAGCCGCAGGCGGAGCCGGCTGTACGAACTCTTCGAAGCGCATTACTGGTCGTCGGGATCGGTGGTGAGGCCCTTGGTGGTGATGAGCCGGAGCGCTGCGTTCGTCATTGCGAGGGCCACCACCAGCAGGTAGTAGCCCCACGGCTGCAGTTCGGCTTTCCAGTCGCCGGTGCTCGCCTCCACAATGGCCACGCCCGCCGCCACGATGGTGGCCACGTTCAGCCACAGGGTCTTGGAGCGCCTCCACACCTTCGTGCGGGGGCCGGGCGCGAGCGGGCGGCGCACGGCCAGCACGACGGCCACCGCGAGGCAGGCCACAGCGGCAAGCGCCAGAAGGATCGGAAGCGCCATCATCGTCCAGCCCTCCCGGCCCGGTACAGGCCGTCGAGGTAGATGCGCCGCACCCGCGCCGCAGCCTCCGCCTTCGTCACGCGCCCGTCCTTGTTCAGGTCAAGCCCCGCGTTCACGCGGTACGCCGCGCCGTCGGCACCTTTCCAGAGGACGTAGGTGCTTGGCTTGCCGACGGCGCGCGGCCAAAGGATGGCCATGTACACGTCCTCGACGGTGGCGAGCTTGCCCGCGTAGGGGCGGAAGTACGCCTCGACGTAGTCGAGCTGGTCTACCGCCGTCATCGCCGCGAGCTTGGGCGTGGTGGTGCCCAGCTTCAGCGCCGTGGCGTTCATGAACTGGATAAGGCCGGTGGCCGACGAACGCGGGTTCTTGACCGACGGCGAGAACGTGCCGCCCGTCTCGAAGAACATTCCGGCCATGAGGTGGTCGGCGTCCATGCCAAGCGTGGCCGCGATGCGGCACACCTTACGGGCGAACGCCTCGGAGACGCGGTCGCGGTAGATGAGGGTGTCGGGTGTGGCAGGCATAGCGAATGGAAAAGGCCCCCGCCTTGAGTAGAGGCAGGGGCCAGTTTCGGGCCTTTGCTATCGTCCGTTCACCCGCACGGATGCGGAATCAGCAGGCGGGGACTTCGGACGTACATTACACGCCCGGTGTCAAACTGCATGGCGGTTCTATGCGTGGGCTACTCTGCCTTTGCCTTCTCGCGCTCTGTGGATGCGCCGAACGGATCGATGGGTCAAGTCCCACCGCCTTTCGGCGCTCGCTTGGAGACGTTCAAGCGTCTCTGTCGCCTGAAGAGAAGCGGGCCTTTAGAGACGGCTATGCTGTCTTTACGATAATCGCGGCCTTCGACTCGGCCGCCTGGGCCGTGCGCAGCGAGACAACGCGGTACGGCGAAGTCCCAGCCAACGACTCGGCAGGCGTCAATCGGCGCTTGCGTGAGATGCTGGATGGCTTGACCGCTGAACAGGTTGTGTTGCGTGGCGACTCGCTAAGAGACGAAGCAGAAACTCTGCGTCGGAAGGCGTTCGACGCCATCTTCGTCCGGGCACCGTTTTAAGGAAAGAACAGGTGGCTCCGGACGTAGATTACACGCCCTGTGTCAAACTACCTGACGGTTCTATGCGTGGCCTGCTCTGCCTTAGTCTTCTTGCGCTTTGCGGATGCGCTCCCCGGATCGACACGAGCAGCGACGGCGCGTACATCAAGTCCCTCGACAAGGTGCAGCAGGGGCTTTCGATTGAGGAAGCCGATGCATTCAACCGGGCCTACGCTGCGCTGGTGAAGTACACCAACTACGATCCGGCGTACACCGAGGCGACTGTCCGCTTCCACGACACACCGCAAGCCGATTCCATCAGCGACTTGACGCGGAAGAACCTTCGCACGATGTTGAGCGGCAAGACCGCCGAGGAGATCACCCGGCTTGGCCTCTCGCTCCAATCAGAAGCCTACGTCCGCGAAGACCTCTTTCGAGCGGAGGTGAGCCGGTTGGTGGTAGGCCGCTAAACAAAACCGGGCCGCGCGGTCAAAACAACCCGCACGGCCCGAGGTGCATCACGATCGTGCGAGGGCGATGGCCTTCACGTGGCGGCGGCTGCGCCGGTAGCGCCGCGCCAGGTCGCCCGCGTTGCGCCCGTCGTAGAGCGCGCGGATCTCGCGGTCTTCCACGGCTTGGTGGAGCGGCACGGGGCTGGGCATGTGGACGTTGGCTCCGCCGAAGAGCCGGATGATGGTCTTCACCAGCGCCGCCGAGTGGAGGTCGCGGGTCTCCTCCAGCCAAACCGGGAGCTTGTGCTCGCGGTAGGTCTTGGGCACGCTCAGCTGCTCGTCGCCAAAGCGTGTCACGAGAAACCGCACGGCCTCCAACCCGGCCACGTCGGCGAGTTCGGCAAGCCAGTCGGTGAGGTCTTGGCGCTCAATGCGCGGCCAGCCGTCGAAGTCGAGCGGCAGCGCAGGCGGGGCGGCAGGGCGGCGGGGCATGAGAAGGGGCGGGCGGAGGAGTCAGGCGGCGCGGCGTGTGCCAGGACGTCGGGTGCCGGAGCGCAGGCGGCCGAGCCACGCCTTGAGCATCTCGATGGCGCGGCTGGCCTGCTCGGGCGTGAGCCAGCGCACATGGTCGATTCCCGTCTGGCGCTTGATCCACGCGTTCAGGGCCACCATCTCGTCGCTCTTGGCCGCGCCCTTCTGGCAGAGCGTCAGCCACAGCTGCTTGATCATCTGCACCTGCGGCGTGTCGCCGTCGGGGTCGATGCGGACGCGCTCGCGGGTGCGGGCGAAGCCGTTCTCCCGAAGCGTCTCCAGCACCTTGCGGCGCTCGTCGGCGGTCAGGTCCTTGGTCGAGCGTTTGCCCGTCGTCTCCTCGAGGAAGGCGCGGCGGGCGTCCTCGTCCGCGCCGAAGATCTGTTTGCAGCCGATCTGGATGGCGGCGATTTCCTTGTTTCGGTTAGGGTTGGTCATAGAGATGTGACGGGGTGGTGCTTGCGGTGCCGAGCGACGGCATCTTCAAGCGTTGGGTGATGGCGGGCAAGGCTCTTTTCTTTGTGCGACCGCCCGTGCATCACCAGCCGCAGGTAGCCATGCGCTGCGGCTTCGACCTCCACGCGCAGCGCGTGATCGTGCGCCAGCAGAACAAGGCGCGTGAGGCCGTCACTATCGAACGTAGACAGTCCATCGCGCACGACAATCTCTATCCAGTTCGGGTTCGACCAGTCCACACGCTTATGGCGTACCTCGTGCGAGATGTGGTAGATACCGAGCGCCCACAAGTCCAGAAGGGCATGGATTCGACGACCGAGTGGCGAGACGCGGCCTGCCCACTGGGGCTCGGCACGCTCAATCCAGAGAAGAGGCTTTTCCATAGTCGTGGATCAGAGGTCGAGGGTGGCTTGCGGAGCGGAGCGGCGGGCCTTCTCGTCCACGTAGTCTTGGAGGATGGCCTCGGCAATCGCGATCTCGCGGTCGGCGTCAGCCTGCGTCATCCGCCCATCGGCGACGCGGTTCGGGTAGACGCGGTAGCGCATCGCGATCTCACGGCGCAGCGCACGGATTTTGTCGTCGAGCGTGATGGTCATGTCTGGTTTACTCCCCCGCTTTGCGGGTTTGGAAGAAGTCCTTGAGGTCGTCCTCGCGCGCCATCACCACGCGGGCGAAGGTCGCGGAGTAGTTGTTGTTGAGCTTGAAGGGCTCGGCGGCGTCGGGCTTCGCGCCGTCCTCGTGCAGGTAGCGCACGATCTCCATCACGCCCTTGATGGAGTAGCGAGCGTAGCCCCGTGCTTTGAGCTGCCGGGCGATGCGTACGATGGCGTCGTACACCTCGGGGTGGGCGTCGAGGAAGGCGTGGGCACGCTGCTCCCACGTAGCATCTTCCGGCAGCGGCTCCGGCTCGGACGCCGGCGGCGGATCGAAGAGCGTTGGCGTGGCGATCATGACGGTACGAGGTCTTGCAGCGCACGGCGTGCTCGGCGGCGGATGCCCAGTCGCGTGCACCAGTTTCTGAGCGCGGTGGCGGGCACCCCCGCGATCTCGGCGGCCTCGGCGTGGGTGTGCCCGTCGCGGAAGAGCGCGAGGGCACGTCCCACAAGCGAGGGCGGGTAGCGCACCCGAATCGTCCGGCCGGTCTCGGCGTCGTGGTAGACGAGGCCCATCCCCCGCGACGCATGCGCCTCGGCCGGACGCTTCACCGGCTGCCGGTGCGTCACGCCGAGGCGCGACACCCATTCGGCGATGGTGCTCGGGTGCACACCGGTCGCGGTCTCGATGTCGGCCATCGGCGCGCCCGTGCGGTAGAGCGCCATCGCCTCCCCGACGACCCGGGCAGGCGTCTTGGTGCGCATCGTGACGCCGCTCACCGGATCGGTGTAGGTGTGAAGCACCGCTCTCGGCACCGGCACGGGCGGCGGCGCGGCGGCAGGAGCGGCCCACGGCGCGGGCGCGGGCGGCGCGGGCATGTCCTGCTCGATGCGGCAGGCCGTACGGTAGGACACCGGCGTGCGGCTTGCGCCGCGCTCCCACCACGCCTCGGCGCGGGCGTGGAAGACGACCAGCCGCCAGCCGGTCTCCATCTGCTGCTCGGCCCAGCGCATCCAGCGCGGGCGGCGGTCAACGTCCTCGCGCTTGAGGTCGCGCCGCTGTGGGATGGTCACGTCGGCCATGGCTCAGTTGCGGCTACGGGTGAGCGTTTCGAGCACGGGCGGCATCACGCCATCCCGCACCAACCGGGTGCGCCGCGCAGCCTTGCCGAAGACGAGCACCTGCTGTTCGTGGCGGGCAGCGTCCTCGACCAGCATCGGGGCGTGGAGGTAGTCCTCGAAGCTGTGGCCTGTCCAGAAGCCGAGGCACTTGGCCTGGTAGCGGTCTGCCCAGTAGGCGAGGTCGGCATTGCTCATCGGCTCGCCGCTGCCGAGGCGCTGGCGCATCGACTGGAACACGTCGTCGTCGGTGACGGGAGGAAGAGGTGCCCGGCGCTTCTTGCGCATCGGAACGACCACCACGAGCACCACAAGGGCCAGAAAAAGGAGCGTTGGCATGGTTCAAAAGGGAGGTGTACGGGGCCGATAAAGACCCCGTACGGGTTCAGCGGGAGAGGCCGGGCCAGATCTGGCACGCCACGTCCACGACTGCGCGGGCATCGTCGTGGTAGGCCGTCAGGTCGTAGGTGCGGCCCTCGCGGGCATCCTCGGCGGCGGCGGCACGGGTCTTGGCCATCTTCTTGACGGCCGCGTGCAGCCGGTCGTAGCTCGTCGGCAGCAGCGCTTCCACTGTCTCGCGGGCGGCCTTGGCCAGCTGCGCGAGCGTGATGCCGGACGACTCCGGCACTATCAGCACGAGCACGCCGTCGAGGCCGCGCTCTTCGAGCCAGCCCTTCACGAGCGAGCACATCAGCGCCGTCTCGCCGATCTGGACGAAGGGCTGCGTGCGCAGGATCAGGATGTCGTTCGGCTCCGGGCGGAGGCGTTCGACGGCGCGCACGACGCCCGCGCCGGACACGTCGACGACGGTGGTCTTGTAGGGGACGCGTTCGTCCGCCGGTGGGGCGAGGGTCTCAGGCATTGGGGCGAAGCTCCTCCGGGCGGCTGGACGGGTCGAGGATCTGCTCAGCGCGGGCCGCGTCGAGCTGGTCGGCGATGCTCGTGAGGGCATCGCGGAAGCGGGTGCCCATCATGTTGATCGCCACCGACGGGCTGCCCAGCAGGTGCGGCGAGGCGTAGAGCGCGCCCAGCGCAGCAGCGCGGTCAAGGAGCGTGTCGATCTGGTGCAGCGCCTCCCACTGCGCCTCGCCGTCGAGGTGCAGTTCCATGAGGGGGAGGTCGTCGAGGTCGTCGGCGTTTTCGACGGCGAAGCGATCGAGGCCAAAGAGGTCGTAGAGGGTGTCCTGCATCTCCTCAAGCAGACGGATGACCTCGGCGCGGATGTCGTTAGGGGTTGGGGACTGGTTCATGGCTTGCAGTTGGGGTTGAAGGGGCACGCCGGGCAGGTCTGCCAGAGGCGCACCCGAAGCGGATTGGTGGCGGCGAAGGGGCGGATGCGCTCGGCGGCGCAGCGGGAGAGCGGGATCTCGCCGAGGACGGGGCATGGCACGGACGTCGCGCCGTAGACCTCGATCACCCGCTGGCGCACGAGGTCGGTGCGCCCGGCGTACTTGCCTTTGAGCACCTGGCTGACGACGGCGGGCGAGTAGCCGAGCCGCTTGGCGACGGCCGTGCCGCTGGCCGCGTCGACGGCTTCGCGCAGCAGGCGCATCCAGTCGAGGGCGTCATCCATGGCGCACCTCCGCCTTCCGACGTCTGGGAGCGCTCACAACCGGGGCCGATGGCCCGGTGTCACGGATAAGGCGGTAGAGGCGGTAGCTGCCGGGCGTGCCATTGGGCTGACGGCGGCCCTCGTAGGCTAAGTACCGGGCCTTCCGAAGCTGGCTCACAAACTTCTCGGCGTTGCTCTGCGACATACCCGCCTGGGCGATGAGGTCGGGCACCGAAAAGACGCGCTTGATCCGAATGACCGTCCACGCGCGCTGCCTCGCGTCCGGCTCTGCAGGAGGAGGCTCGAATGATGGCGCAGTCGTGCCGCACTCGTACACGGCCATACGCCCGCGCAAAGCACCTTCTTGCTCCCCTACTCTCTCGATCTGCCCTGTCCTTAGCCAGAGCGCGATCGCGCGTTCAGCAGATGCGTGAGAAATGGCGGCCGTTGCCTCGACGTCGCGAGCAGTGAACCTTCCAAGGCTTATCATCGCCTGCCACGCCCGCTGTTGTGCGGTCGTTTTCATGCGGCGCGGCGGGTTACGGTGGGCGAAACGTGGTCGAGCCACAGCGGCGTCTTCTTGCCAAAATCCTCCAGCCCGATGCGGGCAAGCGCCGGGGAAGACGCCTTGGCCGCCGCCTCGATGCGCGAGATCGCGATCACGATGCGCCCGATGTTGGCCTCGCACCGGTCGTGCACATGCTGCACGAGGTCGTCGTCCACGGCTATCTCGCACAGCGTGTCGATTACGAGGCGCGTGTCGGGAAGCGTGAGGCCGGAGAACTCCACCCACTGGGTGAGGCGGCGCATGAATCGCCCGCCGCCGAGATTGCGAAGCCGCTTCTTGAACTCCTCCATCCCAACGAACACGACCGGCACGCCCGTCATGTCGTAGATGTCGCGGAGCGCGTCGATCATGTCCCCCCGCCCGCGCAGCAGGTAGTCGGCCTCGTCGACGATGATCGGGCGCTTCACGTCGGAGAGCGTCTCGATGATAGCGTCCATCATCTGCTGGCGGCGGCTCGACGTGGGCAACTGAAGCTCGCGGCAGAGCGCCTGCAGCATCGTCGTCATCGTCCATGCCGACGTGGCCCGCAGGAACATGGCGTTGAATCGCAGCGCCACGTCGACGATGACGGTGGACTTGCCCTCGCCGGGGCGGCCCCACAGGATGACCATGCCCTCCGTGCCCTGCGGCCGGTTGATGGCGTTGCCCATGGCGAGGCGGAAGCGGGTGACGTTGTCTGTCACGACCGTGGTATGTCTCATGGAAAACCTCTATCGGTTTTGGATGGTGAGAGACGTGGCCGCGCCGTAGACTTGCGGTGCGACCGTGAGATGGCGGGCGCGGGGTGCTTTCTCAGGGCAGACCCCGCGCTCGCCGGTTTGTGTTAGCTGGTGCCGGTGGCCGTCACGTACTCGGCCTCGAAGCGGTCGAGGAAGGCGGCGTCGGCGGCGTTGAGGCGTTCACCGCCCAATCGGCGGTCGCGCAGGTCGGCGTAGCGGTCGAAGTCGGTGTGGTAGATGCGCGGGCGGTTCGCGTCTTCGGCCATGAGCGCACGGGCGCGTTCCATCGCGTCGGCCTCCATCCGCGCCGCGAGGTCGCGGGCCTGCTGCTGCTCGGCCTCCCACGCCGCCGCTTGCGCCCGCTGCTCGTCGGTGATCGTGACCGGGCGGAGCGCCGGACGCGCCATCTGCTCCGCGCGCGCCTCCACGGCATCGGCGGCGGCCGCCAGCGCGGGCGTCTCGTGCGCCTCGGTGGGCGGCGGCAGCAGCTTCAGCCCGTCGGCAAAGGCCCGGCTCTCCAGAATCTCGCCCACGATGGTGGCGGGCTTCACCTCGCGCTGGAGCGCCTTGATCTCGCGCAGCCCGTCGGTCATGATCCGCCGCTGGCGCGTCTTGGCGCGGGCGGCCACGTCGGCCAGGCTGATGCCGGTGCGCTCGGGGTTCTCGGCGCAGCAGACGAACGTGCCGTCGGTGGTGAAGACGAACACCCGCCCGAGGTCGGCCTCGTCGTAGCGTACGGCCACATGCTCGCCCACGTACGCGCCCAGTTCCTCGTGCAGGTACACCGCGCCGTCCACCATCAGGCCCTTCTTCTGCACGACGCGCGTGCCGCTTCCCGGCGCCGTCTGCAGCAGCACGTCAAGCGCCCGCTCGTTTGTGATCCGCCGCACCGGCTCGCGCCACATCGCCGCCGCCTTGAACGGACTCATCCCCAGCGCCCCGTGCGTCTCGTGCTCGTAGATGCGGGCGCACCAGTCGTCGCAGAACGCCTGCAGTTCGTCCGCCGTCATCCGCACCTCCACCACCTCGCCGCGCTTCATCAGCCGGTCGGCGAAGCTCTGGCGCGACCGGATCGCCGAGCGTTCGGCCACATCGTGCCCCACATAGCCACTCGCCATCTCCAACAGGCCGTGGCTGAAGGTCTTCAGCGCCCGCTCGATGTGGGGCTTCTCCCACGGCGAGAACGGCGTGCACAGCCGCTGCTGGATGCCGAGGCCGTGGATCACCGCCGTCACGTAGTTGGAGGCGTAGTCGGCTCCGTTGTCGGTCTTGACCTCCTCCGGCACGCCCCAGGCCAAGAGTGCCCGGCGCAACGTGGCCGCCACCGCCGTGCCCTTGCTTGTGCGGCTCACCCGAAGCACCAGCCGCCGCGTGAACACGTCGATGCAGCCAAGGATGGTGTGGCGCTTACCGTCGGCGAGCAGCACGTCGGCGGGCGTGGAGTCCATCTCCCACCGCTGGTTCAGCCGCACGATGCCCTCGCTGGCCGAGCCGAACGCGGCCATGTGCTTCGATCGCCACGCGTCGGGGTTGGAGAGCTTGAGGTACAGGCTGGCGTGGTCGGCCTTCCACGCGGCGAGGAACCGCTCGATGGCGCGGAGCTTGGGCAGTGCCGACTCGGGGAAGCGGGCGGCAAGGCCCATCTCGACGTGCCGCGCGGTCACATGCGGCGTCTCGGCCAGCATTGCCACCACGAAGTCTCGGACGGCCGGGTCGGCCTCGACGGTGCTCAGGTACACCCGCCGCCCACGCTTGCCGTAGGCCCCGCCGAGCGCCGCCGGGCCGGTGCACCGCAGCGCCTCCTGCCAGCGAGCGAGTGTGCGCCACGACACGCTCTCGCCAACCTGGGCGCGGACGTCGGCGGGCACGTCCACGTCGCCGCGCGTGTAGGCCAGCGCGAACGTCTCGGCGGCCTTGCGCTCGCTCACACCGAGCGTGCGTTGGAACGCGGCCATCCGGGCGAGCAGGTCGAGGCGAGCGGTCATTCGCGCCTGCTCCTTGGCGTCCAGCGTGGGGAGTTCCACGAGGGCTTCTTCGCGGCGGGCGTCCTCGGCGCGGGCGTCCAGTTTGGCCGTGAGGTCGAGGCGTGCGGCCACCGCACGGCCCGCCTCCGCCGCGTCGCTCGCGGCGTTCTTCGCCAAGGCGATGCGCACGTCTTCGGGGAGCTTGGCCACGCAGTACTCGACGCCGCCGCCCCGTCCAGCACGCGCCCGCGACGGCCACGATTCGCGCGTTGCACGCTTCCGCACAGCACGCTCTGTGATGCCCAGCACATCCACCAATTGGACGGCTGTCACGTGCTTCTGGAGTTCCGAGTTTGCGGGAGCCATGTTGCGAATCCGGGCAGGAGGGGTCGATTGCAGTTCCGAGTTGAGTTCCGAGTTAGAGCGTCTGAAGTCGGAACCGTCAGACCTGGTCGCGGCGGGCGCGGAGTTGGAGTTCTTCCGCTTCCATCCGGCGCTCGACGTCGCGGAGGTCGGCGCGGGCCTGGGCGACGCCGTCGGCGTCACCGCCTCGGTGCGCCACGAGGGCGTTGGCGATGGCGAGGCTCAGGTCGGCGGCCTCGTCGTTGAGGCACCCGTTGGCCTCAGTTGCCACCTTCACTCGCGTC